TTTTTATTTATTTTTATTGGTATTTTTGGCTCAACCTCAAGTTGTATCTTATCACCGAATACTCTTTCCATAGATTTTGCCATCTGCTCCACTAGCTTGGTGAACTCTTTCTGCTGTTCTTTACCGCTCTGTTTACGAGGCGAGGCGGCATCTGCCGCCTCGACATTTGGTTTTTTACCACGAACAGTCATAACCTATCTCTTTCCCCTCTTTCAGTTGTTCGCGACACCAATCTATAAACTCCCTATCTTGTGCCTTGTACTCCTTAATACTTTCTTTCTGGAACTGTTGCCCCCAAAAGAAACCATCTTCGGCTACGCAGTTGGGATAGCCCTCTAGATATTCCTTGTCTAACTTGTTGACAATTTCTTCAGTTATCTTAACTCCGCCCATACCACCATTGAAACCAAGATGTGATAAGTCACCAAAGCCACCATCTCCGTCAGGTAATTTGTGCGTGTCTCCTTTGTTTTGTTCCGTAAACATCTGATCGAAGAACACCTGTAAACGAGCGTGTTTTCTCCAATAAAATGTATCGTGGACTTCGCCATTCGAATCACGAAATCCCGCGTATTGATCCAAACCCATATCTTCTCCTTTGTTAAAGTTTGTCGCCTCTCTTATCATCTCCCATCTATCAATGCAACAATTATCTTTTAGAACTATTCTAAACTACAAAAACAAATGAACTTTCATACCCACACCTCGTGCTGCGGGGGGAGCTTCACAGACCACGCTGCAGGATCCAGCGGCCAATCCTAAACGAGACGAGGTTACAGGACTCCTGCCAACGAGAGCACCAGCACGGCCGTAGCGGCCAGGGTCAGCCCTGGCCACAAGAAGAGCAGGCACACATAAACGATGGCCCATGTCACGACACCTCACTCTCCTTCCAAGTGTTACCTGCTGCAATGCACGCTTCTCCTGGACCAGCAGTCAATGCATATGTCTTACCGGGAACTGGTTTGTCTTCATGAACGGCATCCTTCGGCTGCCAACCGTCCGGTGGCGCATTCTCAGTGTTTATCTTTTTTATTAATTTACTAAGCTTCATCGAGATCCTCCTTTGTTAGTTCGGGGCACTTCGCTTACAGTAACCCATATGCGGTACGCCTCTGTAAGTATCGTTCGCATCGTTGGAATATCCGTGCCCCAAGCTTAGATAAGACCTGATGGGACAAATGTCAAGAACTTTCTTCAGAACTTTTCCACCAGCAGTTCCTGGATCCCAGCTCCTGACGCTGGGGGGGGTAGTTCATGGCCACACGTGAACGAGGTACGAGCTTTATGAAACGAGACGAGATCCAGCTGCACGGAGAGTGCCGTTACCTGCCCCCCGCTAACTAACAAAGAGGATTAAAAAACGAGGGGCGGGAAACGACACGAGCTTCAAGTTCCCAGGCGCTGAAGGACCAGCTGCTTCTCCAGCTCACGCTGCAGGTTTCTCCTGGAACGAGACGAGAACGAGGCAACGGGCTTCAGTGAACGAGGATCGGTGAAACGGGACACTGGCCTGTACAGTTTAAGACAGTTCTCCGAAGGGGTCTCACCCAAGATAAAAACGACTCCACCTGCTTTTATGTATTTGTTGATCCAAACAATCTGCCATTTATTTAGTGCTGGATAACTGAGTTCATCTGATTTTAATTCTATCCAAAATACACCATACTTGTGCGCACCATGTATATCAGGAATACCGTTAATTGTGCTAGATTCTATGCGGGTTAAAAAGCAATCAGTCAAGTCTTTTTTAACTCTATTCCATAGTAAACTTTCTCTTTTCATTTAGATCAGTTTTTTTATATTTTTAATTACACTATTGGGTATAATAGTCGTATTTCCTATTTCTTCAATCTCTCCTTTATCGTTCTCAGAGTAATCACCAAAGATTCTTGTTACACCTTTTGCCTGACTTAAAAGATGGCCTTTCGTAACACATATTGGCAGTTTAGCTGCCTGAGCTGCTGGCACGGATTGCCAACTACTATCACTACAAATATCATGCCACTCTACTGAAACGAGCGGATATCTTTCTTTCCAGTTCTTTGCTTTTTTATTTATCGTTATTTTTCTTTTTGTCATTCTTTACTACAATCCTAATGTTACCCATAGAAGTATACATGGTTGGATTGTGATGACTATTGAATGCTTTGATCCATTCACTCCAACTACTCGTTTTCAATTTCTTCAGTGGGCTCGACTTCGATTGTCTTCGCATTGTACCCATCGATTTTTTGCGATAGCTCCTGAAGTTTCTTTTCGAGTTCATCACGTGACATACCCTCCAAACCAGTTACTCTAACCTCTTTTCTATCAACATAAGCACCAGCCAATTGACCAGATCTAAACTCAGCATTGATAGCTGCAGCGAATTGTTTCTCCTTCTCTGCTTTGTCTGCAATTCTTTCAAAACGTTTATAACGTCTTAGGTTGTCACCTTCATAAACTTTTAGTTCTTTATTAAATCTATCATCAAAATATTTAGCAACGTGTGGATTATGTTTTCTTGATAACAATCTTGATGCAATCACACCGTAATCATTTTCGTTTTTGCAAACATAGCCCGCTCTTTTTAATGCTTCAGCTTGAGTAATGTTACCCCAATCCTTAACATACACCTCCACAAACATTTTTTGTTTTGGAGTTAAATCATCAACTGTTCTGAGTTCCTTCTTTTTTAGCCCCATGATATTTTTCTTTCCAATAAAATTTTCTTTCTAATTTTCTAATTCTAAGATCTTGGTCTTCAATACCTAAAATCTTTCGTAAAAATTTTTTAAACATATTTTTTAATAATACCACGTAGCTTCTTTGCCTGACCTGCGTGAGCTTTCGATGCTTTTTCTAATTTTGATGCTACCATCTTGACAGTTTTTACATCACCACCTTTTTCATAACCTAATTTTCTCATTCTGACTTTTTTATAACCTTTATCTGCTGCGTCTGCCATTTCTCTCAACATTCTTCTTCTATCTAATCTATTAATTGGTTGCACCTGCATAGTTTTACCTGGCTTATCTGATGCATATGCTTTACCAGATATAATCGGGCCTTTGAATCTGCCTTTTGCTCTTTTTGCTTTTTCAATTCTTAAAATTATTTTACGTCTTTGTCCTGGAGTAGCTTTGATCTCTGCTTTTGTAACTAATCTAGTGCCTCTAATTTTTCTTTTTAAATCATCTTTTTTTAATTTATAATCTACTGTAGGCACAGCTCCTTTAGTTTTTTTAGTTCTTCTGACCTCAGCTTTGTGCTTTCGAAACACTTTCCTAAATGCTTCTTTGGCCATCTTACGGCCTTCTTTTGTAGCAGTGATTTTGTAAAATGTTTTGAACATATTTTTATTATATAGATTATTTCATCAAAATGTAACTACCTAGAATTGTTCTGATAGCGTTCCCGCAAGACTGGTGTCTCTCAGGGACACCACAGGGACACCACAGGGACACCACTAAAATGACTTATTATCGTTGATATTATTGACTAATAGCATTACAGGGACAGCAGGGACACCTGTTTTACCCCCAGGGGTACTTTTTTATTTTAATAGGTCTAGATAATCTATATAGTAGATTTTGTGAGAATTAAAGAAATACCTGATTTTTTGCCAAAAGAGGATTATGATTTATTATATTACCACATAATCACTAACAAATCCTTTCCTTGGTATTTCCAACCTTCCAGAGCTTACAAACATGAATCTGACATAACACAGTTTCATTTTTCACATATATTTTTGAGAGAAGATGTAAGAGATTCTGATCAAATACACTTGGTTAAACCAATACTTACAAAATTGACAATGACACCGATTATACGTTGTAACATGGTATTAACAACATACTCTCAAGAAATTATTAAATCTAAATTTCACACTGATTATAAAGACTGTAAAACAGCGATATATTATTTAAATACCTGTAATGGATATACTGAATTTATCACTGGTGAAAAAATATATTCACAAGCAAACAAAATGGTCATTTTTGATTCAAATATCATGCATTTAGGCACATCAACTTCAGATGCTCGTTGCAGGGTTGTATTGAATATAAACTACAAATAATATTTGTCCGTTGGCCGTTATTCTGTTATATTGAATCTGTGTATAATAACACAACCATAACTATTCCTCACGGGGGTCTTAGTCATTTTTGCTCTCGAACTTTTTTTCCCCGTGGGGTAAAACATTTCCGACCACCATGACTATAAATCTAAATTAACTTTATTAATTTTTTTCATAATTATTTTTCTCTCTCCAGAAGTCTTCGCAGCTCTATAATCTTTATACAAACCTCTATACTTTACCCAGGACAACTGTAACTCTGTAAATATTACCTTACCTTCAGATAATAATTTTTTATATTTTTCATTTATAATATCTGGTTCAAATCCTGCATACCAACATATACCTTGAAACGATTTATTATTTTCAAGCAACCAATCATGCGCATCTTTTTTAAGATAAGATTCTTGTTTACTCCCGTGTGTAGTCAATGCATCTTCAAATGCTTGCAGTATAATGGCCTGAAAAAGTCTTTCTTCTGGAGACCTTTTATTTATTACCTGTGCTGCAATATCAGTGCCCAAAATTTTTAACAAGTTTGGAGAATAACTCACGAAACTGCCTCTGTACCTCTCTTGGAGATTTTATGTAAGTGGTCCACTTATAATCATCTAAGGCATCTTCAATAAATTGTATTCGCTCCAGGCCATCTAGACCTTTACAAAAATCAACTGATGCTGTGATTAATTTATTGTGATCTGATTCGTTCATCTGCATAACCACGATGTGGGAAAAGATATGGATGTGGAATTACACCGTGGCTACGCATTTTTGACAACCAGTTTCAAACCTTTTGCTTGTGCAGCTTTCTTTCTACCGGTACGCCAACACCCCTCAATATGATCAAGAAGTGAAAGATTAAAATTTCCTAAGCCATAATCATTACCACAATACAACTGAAACATTACGCTAGTTATGTCATCATAAGTTTTCTTATTCGGACATATCATTACTAACTTTTGTAAAGTTAGATCTAATGCTTCTACACTGCCTTTGGCAGCTTTCTTACCCACTAAAACTCCTATTGTTAAAGTTAAGTTAGTATCCGTTGTTGAATGATAATAAGGTGTTTAAAGCCCCACCTTCTCATTTAGGCTAAGGAAATACGTACTCATATCTATATTTATTAATACACTAATTGCAAGTGTAAAAATTGTATGCAAGACTAATTCTTGTAGTATCTGACATGTGCATTTCTACACAATGATCTAAACTTGACGGAAATATTACCAAATCGCCTTCTTGTGGATTTACTTTGTAATGTTCCCAGGTATACATATTGTTAAGATCCAAGTCTGGTTGATTTGGATTATCTGGTAAAGGATTTTTAAATAATGTTTTGGAGCTATTTTCATCTGATTTTAAGTAATAAATACAAGAAGCTAATGCAAAATTATGATTGTGCCACTCCTGAAAGCTTTGTTTATTATAAATATTATACCAAGCTTGTGTTTTTTTCAGATCCAGTTGTTTATGGCCTATTTGCCTTATATAATTATATACCGCGCTCGTAATAAAATTATTAATTTTTTCAAAATTTTTATCTTTGTAAATATTATAAGTATTAAAACTATTTTTTAAATTTTGTGCCACCCAATTTTTACCTCCAGAAGCTATCTGCTCAGATAAATGCTCACAATATTTTGGCAGCAAAGCTGTCATTAATTTATGTTGTGTGTTTGTAATTATATCTATTGGTGTACAGAATAAGTTAATCATATTAAGACAGCCCCAGTCTCCCGGGGCTGCACCTAGGATTTATTTGCCGTTCAAGAGCTTCTTGCCTTGAGAGAGCAAATTCTCTTTCATTGATTGATAGCTCTTCCCCTCTTTCTTCGCTATCTTTCTCACCTCTTCATCAACTAATTTAGCGATCATGCTACCAGGTCTCCTGAAGCCTGCCTTTCCCATCGCTCTTATAATTGTGTAGGATTCTATATCAACCGCACAAGATTTCCATTTGTTGATGTCCATGTTTTCCTCTCTAATATTCTAGATATTCTTTTGAATCAAAGAAATCAAGAAGATTTATCTTTTTCTTAGGTGTAAGTCCAGCATTGAATATTCTTTGGAATATACCCAAGTAATCTCTTGCTGATGTACCTGCTAACAACCAAGAGGACTTTGTCTTACAAGCAGTTTTAAACCTGTTGTGATCCCACTTCGGATGT